GCCTTTCTTGCCTTTGAAGTTCATCTTCTTGATGAGGTTTGCTGCTACGAGGTTCTTCTTGTAGGCAGCGATAATTTCGTCAGACCATACTTCAGGTACGAAACCTGCGGTATCGACTGCGGATTTTACAACTGCATTATTTGGAGCGAATGGGGTATTAGCCATTTTAAAATTCCTTTATTAATAGTGTTAGTTTACCTAACCCTACCTTCTCTATAGGCCGACATAATTTCTTCTTGCATCATGTCGTACTTATCAGGGTTAGTTTGCATGAGTTTAATAATGTCTGCACGCCTAAAAATCTTCTTGGTAGGTGCTTCATCACTGCCAGATGATACGGTGGTAGTCGCTGCTTTAACGGCTTGGCTTCGTGCCTGCTTCTCTGCTGCTACTGTCTGCTCCACAGCGCCTTTGCGGTCTTTGTACAACGACAGCAATTCGTGTGCAGAGTCATAATCGTAGTGCTGATCGGCTCTTATAAACAACTCAGACCTAACTTTTGATGAGGCTACCCAATTTTGAAAGTTGGGGTCTCTTACAACATTCTGAAAGTCAGGGTGAGCAGTCTGTAAAGCATTTAATGCCTTTGCTCGTTGCATCTCAAGATTTAACTGTTCTGCTTGTCGAATCTTAGGATGGTTTTCTATAGCGTTTTCTACCGCCTTCCTCGGATCAGCGAAGAAGTCAACCTCTTCTGAAGGTTGGGCCTGCATTTGCTGCTTTGCTGTGGCTTGGGCACGAATATAATCGTCCACAATCCTGCGTAACTCACCAACTTCGCTACCTTGTCGGCCAATTAACTTCTCAGCCTCCATGTGCATCTGAGCGATGTCTTTAGCACTTTTACCCCTGTACTTGTCAGGGAGAACTTCTGATTCATCTTGCACTGCCTCGACAGTAGTGGTATTATCCTCTACAGTGGGGGTAGTATCGTCAGTCAATACAGCAGAAGTTTGTGACTCTTCCGAGCCGTCCTCAATAATCACAGCCATCATGTCTCTCCGTGCTTAACAGCATTAAGAAAAGAACCTTTAAATTGTGCGGGGGTTCCTTATCCGCTTACTTCCATTGGTCAGAACGACCAGTTTTGCGCTCCCAGTTAATTCTGTCTTGGCGCTTACGTTCCCAGGCCATTGCAGCACCAGGGAAATCACCAGTAATGCCTTCTAGATTAACTCTAGGAGCAGCGATGAGTCTGGTTGCGTCATTTCCACAGTGCGGACACTGCATGACTTTGACAGAATCATCGATATATTTTTCAGTTATGTGGCCTTTGGCACACTGAAAGTCAAAATATCTTTTCATTTAGTTCCTCGTAGGCTTTCTCAGACAGATCCTTTAGTCCAATAACGTAGTCTAGGATGTCTACTTGTCCTTTTCGGAACTCTACTGTGTCTTTATCGCAGTTTCGGATGTTTTCGTACTGTGTACGAATATCCAAAAGGTCTTCTATGAGTTGTGTCCACGCCTTTGTGGACATCATAGACAGCCTATCTTCGTAATATTGTTGTAATTCTGGCGATAGTGGCATAATTATACCATCATTTAAATTAACAAAAAAGTGCTTGACAAGAAATTGTTTCTGTGGTATGCTTCAGTTTTTAGGAGGCAATATGGCACAAGGTCAACATTTCAAAAAACTCACCGATTCTGACATCGATAACATCAAAACCTGGGCAAAAGCAGGCTTTGGACTTACCGAGATCGCTAATAAGTTAGAAAACAAGGTTTCTCGTCAGCGTGTTAAGCAAATAACCGAAAAATTTAACATCAATGCCTTTGCAAATAAGAAACTTAAACGCCAAAAAGAACTAAACGATCAAATGTTCCAAAAATGGGGTCCAAAATGGAACGACCAAGAGTGGCGTAAGTCTGCTATCTATGCGGCAATGCGTGAAAAGTTCAAAAACAAGAAAGCGCACTGCTATAAACACGAGTTCTCAATAAACTTTGGTGATTTAATCTTCCCTACTCACTGTCCAGTACTAGGCATTGAATTAGACTACTTTGCCCAGAACGGTAGACAGGAGAACTCACCATCTTTTGATCGCATAGACCCATCAAAAGGCTATATCAAAGGCAATGTTGCCGTGATCTCTTGGCGAGCCAACCGAATTAAGAACGATGGCACTGCCGAAGAACACGAAAAGATTGCTAAATTTATGAAAACAGTTTCTTAATCTTGTCTTTAATGGTCTTAACTTTGTCTAGAAGCCACGACTTGCAGGTTTGCAATTTCTTTGCGAGTATCAATGTCTTTCTCCTTTAGGGCTAGATTTGCTACTTTGACACGCCTTTCAAAGTCATCGGTAGCGTTGGGACCAGTGCCTAAGTATTTAGACGCTGATGCAGCGATGCTGGCCTGTAGTTCTGCTGGCATCAACTGTGTTTCAGTGATCTCTTTTTGTGCTCTTGCCTGTTTTAGTGTTACATCTGCCTCAAGATCAGCAATCTGTAACTGTGCTTGTTGCAGTTGTAACTGCTGTGCGGCCTGTACTGCAGGGTTAGGCTGTGACATCTGAGTCATCTGCTGTAGCAGTTCTTCACGGTTGGTTAAACCACTGTTCTCAATGATTGCAGACATAACCATCGGCACGATAGGACTATCAGGCCCAAGTGTCTTTAGCAGATTCATAAACTGCATCTGTTCGTATTCACGAGCAACGATGCCAAGATTGCTGGTCGGCACAAACACAAAGTCCTGTGCGGGGTAGCGATCAGGATCAAACTGCATAAACCGATAGGCAGACTTGGTCACAAACGGAATCAAGAACTGCTCTTGGAAGTTGACCAGTGTGCGCTTATTCTTCTTGATGATTGCTGACAGAGCAGGGTTGAGGCCACCACCATCAGCCGTAGGCGTAGTGCTATCGATGGTTGATGTTGCCATCAGCATCATCTTCATAAACTCGCCAGCGGTCTGTAGATTAGCAGGATCAGTAGTACCAAACTTAAACGGCTGTAGCACTTCATTGGGATTGCCATTAGTCAGGATGGTCTTACCTGGTCTAACTTCAAACTTAGCACCACGGGGCAGACGAGTAGCGTCAATGCCCATCATCGGTACTGTGGTCAGTGCAAGGCTATCCAGATGAGCACGAATCTGTGCATCGATGGCCTTTTGCATATTGTAGCCTTTTTCAGCGATGCCACGGCCCCAGAAACGATTGGGCATAGAGTCATACTGGAATGCTACGATTGGGCGGTCCTGCATCATGTAAGGCGATAGTTCAGCCTTGAGCACATACTGATCATTAGCAATGACAACGATTGCCTCTACCAGTTCTGTGTAGTCAGCGGCTTCTGTGCCATACTCTTCAGTCTTCTCGTTAAAGAGAGATGTGATCTCTTCATCGTCTTTGGCTTCGATAAGAAACTTAGGCACAAGACCGTAGTAGCGAAGCATCTTGACCTTGTCTTGCTGGTACTCAATCTCTTCCTGTACTGGCTCAAGATCAGTGTCAACAGCGGTAGGACCAAGGTTCATTACCTTATCATAGACACCGCTTTCCATGCCAGCAACAACACTGTGAATAGACACATATTCTTCTACTGCACAACCCATTGCTTCTTCAATGTTGGTGGATACTGGATCAATTAAGAAGTTCTTAGGATTGATTGGCTTTAGGCCAACATTAAACTTAGTTCTTTCTTCTACGCCAACAGCAGTGATGCCCATCTCTGCAATTGGTCGCATTGCTGGTGCTTTCTCTGTTTTCTCAGAGACAACAATCTCACCGATGCCAGTGCCATAGACAGCACCAAGAAGGATAACATCACTTATGTCTTTACGCACACGATTGCGCTTAAAATCTTCAGTCATCTGACGCTTGATCTGTTCTACGTCAATACGCTGCTGATCTGCTTGGTCATCAACAATATCAAAGAACTTCTCACCACGACCAAACACAGCCTCTTCGATCTCAGCAACAGAAGTCTCAATTGCTTGCTGTAGTGCAGGCGTTACAATGCGTGATCTTTCGCTCTCACGATGCACATCCTCACCAGCCCAGATGCCACGCCAGAGACGCTCATAAGAGTCCCAATAGTCTAGATAGTTCTCATCACGGTGATTACGCCAGTTCTCACAGCGTGATAGTACCCACTCAGAAATCTTCATGTTGCGGCTATTGGTTTCCATTATTAGTCCTCAGTGCTATCGCCGATGGAGTCTTCTTCAAGGCTTGCGTATTCAGGCATACCTTCGTCTACTTCTTCTTCCTCTTCCATGTCAGCGACAGGTAGGAAGATGTCAGCATCTTTAAGGCCAGCCTCTTTAGCGGCAGTGATAACTGTCATCATGCAGTCAGCACTGAACTTCTTCTCAATCTCTTCTTTGATAGTCTCAAAGACATCTGGATTCTGGACTAACTTGTCCCAATTAAGAGGAACATAGTCTTCTTTGTTATACATTTCTAGGTACATAACTGCTCCTTAGTAGCCAGCAACTTTAAAAAATTGATCCATATTTCTATTTCCTTTTTTAACATTCCATTTAGCAGGAACAACTTGAAGATTAAATGCATTATGTAATCCGCAAGCATCTTTATGGTTTATAGGAACAATATGATCAATATGCCATTCAATATTTGTTGTTGTCTTTCTTAAATCTTTTAATTTAACTGCTTCTGCAAAAACAAATTCATCAAGTTCGGTTAGTTTTATTTTACTAATCTGTAATCTTCTTTTATGCGAATGTTCTAAAGAACTGGTTTTTCTTCCTTTAGCATTTTGTTTTTTATCTTTTAAATATTGTTGTCTTGTTTTAAATCCTAATCTTTCTCTATTTTTAGCGTGTTCTTTTTTTCTAACCTCTGGATTTTGTTTTCTCCATTCTGCAATATATTCAACAACACACTGTTTACATTTATTTAAATAGCCGCTTTTCATTGCTTTGTGTTTGTGGAACAAAGAAAGTTCTTTTGTTTCTTTACATTTAAAACAAGTTTTCATTAATAAGCCGCTATAGGGTCCATCGGAATAAAATCGTCTTCATCATAATCCTGAATATACTCAGCAACAGCGATCTGGTCTATGTAACTGAGTGCATCAATTAAGTCATCGTGCACCTGTGGATTAGGAAAGTTTAGTAGTTCGTCTACTAATTCACTATTCCAGGCTGCTTCATTGAACACAATCTTTCCATGTTCTAAGCGGCCTTGCAAAGACCAAGTAATTCTGTCAGTCTTTTTCTTATTACCGTGTGTTAGGTCTTCTACTCTGAAGTAGGTATTGTATTTACGCATCAGGTCACTAAGATAAGGCAACACAGCGTTCTTTAGTGCACCTCTTTCGATGCCAACACACACAGGCTCATAATCTCTTACAGCATCAAATATTCTTTGTGCAGACTCTTTAATATCCCATCTGCCAAACTCAATACTCTTTACATACCAGCCATCGGCTGTTACCTTGACTATCGCTATTGCTGACTGGTCTAATCTCTTTTTCTTGGCTGTGGTTGCTGCTGCTATATTCTCAAAGCCAGCCAAGTCTACAGCAATGAAGTAGCGACCATGATCAGGCTCATCACTATCAAACTTTATCCACTCTTCTTTGAAGATGCCACCAGAGGCTGCTTCGAAGGAAGCCATGAACTCGGTTCTGAACGCAAAAGAAGACATGGACTTTCTTGCAGTCTCGATTTCGTTGGGGTCAAGCAACGGATTGTCGAAACTGGTGAAGTGCCAGGATTTGTAATCTTTGTCGTTCCCGTTAGTACCATAGTTATACAAGTCATAGAAATGGTTGCGGCCCATCGGCGTGCCAATAAACAGTGCTTTGCCTTTTAAGTCTGCCAGTGCTGGTCTAAGTATCTGCTCAAACACTGCTGGCTTCATGTCAGCGTATTCGTCTAACACAACAAACTTTAGTGAGACACCACGCATTGTCTCTGGCCTGTCAGCACCTTTAAGGCTGATCTGTGCGCCATTGACTAGCCTGATCTGCATATTGTTTACATGGCTAGACTCAATAACAGGATGGCCTAGTTCCAACAA